CCTTTTGGACCTATCTAATGGCCAATACAACATACAATAGAATCATACGTAAACTGGTTGTCGGCTTTGGCAACTTGTTTGATAACATCACTCTAGTTCGTTATAATCCGGACAACTCAGAAGCAGAACGTTTCGTTGTTCCTATTGCCTATGCAGCCAAAGAATTGTATGTACAGAGACTTGAAGGTGATGCCAACTTAGATAAAAAAGTTCAGATGACTTTACCACGTATGTCGTTTGAAATGGTTGGTATGACTTACGATGCCACAAGAAAACAGAACACAAATTTTAAACAGTTCAATCAAACATCATCTGGTGTTGTGTCACAATACAATCCAGTACCATATAACTTTGATTTTAATTTGTATCTCTATGTCAGAAACATTGAAGATGGTACACAAATCATAGAACACATTCTACCATATTTCACACCAGATTACACAATTAAATTAAATTTGGTTCCTGAGATGGGAATCATCAAAGAAATACCTGTTGTTTTAAATACAACAACACACGATACTACATATGAAGGTCCAAGAGATTCTGATCCACGTATGATTATTTGGACTTTGAATTTCACGGTCAAAGGTTATGTGTTTGGTCAAATCAGTTCTGCTGGTCTAATCACCACATCAATTACAAATATACTATCAGACACTATAGCAGGTCAAAGTGTTGTGTTTGATATGGGTTCAACTGGTGTTGGTTCGTATCAAGCAGGTGAGGTTGTATACCAAGGTTATTCAGTTAATTCGGCAACTGCTTCGGCAAAGGTATTATATTGGACAGATAACCAATTGACTTTGACCAACATTCAAGGTAATTTTGTATCGTCACAACCAATCATTGGTGCAACTACAAATACAAATTATAGTTTTACATCATATCAAATTGTACCTACTGATTATGCACAGATTGTCGTTAAACCAAATCCAACGTCTGCTAACGCCAACAGTTCATATACATATAGCACCACGATAACAGAAACACCGAAAATCACTTCGGAATATCCTAACAGTTAATTTAAAAGACTCACAAAATGGCAAAAACCCTACAATTTAGAAGATACAATTCAGCAAATGTGGCAAACACAACGGGTGCCATTGGTGAATTGATTATGGACTCTCAACAAAATATCATCACGTTACATGATGGTTACACTCCTGGTGGTTGGCCAACAACACCTTTGGCATATGCTCAGTCTGCTTTTGCAACTGCCAATGCGGCATTACCGAATACCGGTGGTACAATCAATGGTAATTTAGTTGTAACTGGTACAATTAATGTATCATCCAATCTGATTGTGAGTGCAAGTATAGTGTCGACACCAGGTTCAGGTAACAATATCATTATTAATCCTGATGGTTTGGCTGATGTCATAATTACACCATCTACCGAATTATATGTACAGAGTTCAAACAATGCGGTAAATGCTTATAGTGGTGCTGTTGTTATTTCTGGTGGTCTTGGTGTGGCCAAAGATGTTTATATTGCTGGTAATCTAACTGTTTCTGGCAACACAACGTTTGAAAATACAAATGTTACAAACATATCAATTACAACAACAGATACAGTTAATATAACAAACACAACGGCATCCATATCAACTACAACTGGTGCTTTGACTGTGGCTGGTGGTGCAGGTATTTCTGGCAATTTAAATGTAACAAGTATTACTACCAGCAATTTAACTGCATCAAATACTATTACTAGTAATTTAAATTCAACAAACATTGTTACTAATAGTTTAAACACATCAAATACTACTACTAGTAATTTAATTGTTAACGGTACAACATCATCAAATGGTAATACTAGTATTATTGGAACATTAAATGTTTTTGGTATTGTTTCAATGAACGCACAGGTTGTTATTACTAACACTACATTTTCAGCTACACAATCCGCAGTAACAATTGCTGCATCACCAACAGTTGCAACACCATCACAAGATGGTTACATGATTCACGTTTCAGGTAAACAAAACGTAAGTTCTCGCATCGTTACTGACTCTTATGGCGCAAACACTTATGTTGTATATGCAGGTCGTTCTGCAAGAGGTAATGTATCTAATCCAACAGCTGTTCAATCTGGTGACATTCTTTCTCGTTTTTCTGGTAATGGTTATGGCACAACAAAATATCAACCTTTTGGCACTGGCCGTATCGATTTTGTTGCAACAGAAAATTACACAGATTCAACAACAGGTTCACAGATTCAATTTTGGAACTGTCCAGTTGGAACAAATACACTGACACAAATTGCAACCTTCAATGGAACATCCGTAACATTTACGGGAACGGTTCAACCACAAAAAGGATTTGTATATACACCAACAGTATATCCTGGTGCTCAGACTGCAATCACCATTGACTTTGCAAACAATTCTTTAGTTCGTGCTCAGACTGCAACTGGAATAACAGTAACTTTATCTAATTTATTAGCAGGTAAAGAAGTTGTAGCATGGATTACCAACACTGCTGGTACCAACCAAACATTTACTCACGGAGTTTCTGCAACAAATTCAACAGTAAATGCCACAACATATGCTATTCCAGGAACATCAACAATCTTGGTTAGATATATGAGTATTGACGGAACATTAGCAAATACTTTTGTAGCTATTACACACGCCTAATAAACTATGAATAATTTTGAAAAGAGTATGGAAAAAATATTTGATGTGACGCCTATAGAGGTTTCAAAACCTCCTGTGACTGTTGTTACACACTATGATGAACCTGATATAGAACAGGATTTAACTGATGCGTATCAACAATCTAAAGAAAACATACAGAACATTATAGACCAAGGCCAAGAGGCCATGCACGAAATACTTAATATTGCCAAAGCAGGACAACATCCAAGAGCATTTGAAGTGTATGCCACATTATTAAAGAATATGACAGAAGCCAACGACAGACTTCTAAAAATACAAAAAGAAATGCGTGATATGGATGGAAAGAAAAAAGAAGTTAACAATACAAACATCGACAAGGCTATCTTTGTTGGTTCTACGGCAGAATTAAGTAAATTTCTAAAAGATAATGGCAACAGCAATAAGTAAAAAAGAATCGTACCGTGACAATCCGTTATTAAAACGAGTTGGTGTTACAGTCAATTACACCCAAGAACAACTTGATGAGTATATCAAATGTTCTCAGGATCCAATCTATTTCTCCAAATACATTAAGATTATTACACTAGATGAAGGTGTGGTAGATTTTGAAATGTATGATTTCCAAGAGGACATGATACGACAATTTCACAATAATCGTTTCGTGATTGTTAAATGTCCTCGTCAGGTTGGTAAAACTACTACCGCCATTGCTTATCTTCTTTGGACAGTACTCTTTAAAGATGCTCAGACGATTGCCGTTCTGGCCAATAGGGGTGATACAGCACGTAAGATTCTATCTAAACTTCAACTGGCATATGAAAACCTACCAATCTGGTTACAACAAGGTGTTGAAGAATGGAATAAAGGTCGTATTGAATTAGAAAACAAATCAGTTATCATTGCTGACTCAACATCAAGTTCAGCGGCTCGTTCTGGTTCTTTTAACATTGTGTTCTTAGATGAGTTTGCTTTCGTACCATCTAATATTGCCTACGACTTCTTTACATCTGTTTACCCTGTTATTACTGCTGGCACCAAAACTAAAATTCTAATGGTATCTACACCTAACGGAATGAATTTGTTCTATAAAATATGGATGGATGCCATCAATAAGAAGAACAATTATGTGCCATTTGAGATTCATTGGTCACAAGTTCCAGGTCGTGATGAGAAGTTCAAAGAAGAAACAATTAAGAATACCTCAGAGAGACAATGGAATCAAGAGTTTGAAACTGAGTTCTTAGGTTCTTCCAACACACTCATCTCTGGTAAGAAACTTCAACAAATGGCCTACACAGACCCATTGTTTGAACATGATATGGTTAGAGTCTTTGAAAGACCTATCAAAGAAGATGGTGAGACACACTTAAAAGACCATATGTACTGTCTGACCGTAGACGTATCAGAAGGTAAAGGACTGGACTGTTCTGCTTTCTCAGTCATTGACATATCTCAAACACCATACAGACAAGTTGCGGCATACAATTCTTCATCCATATCACCTATTTTATTCCCAACCGTTATCTACAATACGGCAAAGATGTACAATGATGCGTATGTTTTGGTAGAAATTAACAACACAGACCAAGTTGCCGTAAGTTTACACCAAGATTTTGAGTATGAAAATCTATGGAAAGTGTTCACCGGTAACAAAAAACCACAACAACTATCTGCCGGTTTCGCTCGTGGTGTACAGATGGGGTTGAAAATGTCGCCTCAGGTCAAACGAATTGGTTGTTCTAACCTTAGAGCTATCATTGAAACCGATAAATTTATAGTTCAGGATTTTAATACATATTCCGAACTTACAACTTTTGTTGCCAAAAAGAATTCATTTGCTGCAGATGATGACGCAAATGATGATTTGGCAATGACTCTCGTTATGTTTTCATGGTTGACTACACAAAAATATTTCAAAGAAATCGTTACACACGACCTCAGAAAACAACTTCAGCTGGAAAATATGAATCAGCTTGATGAAATTACACCACCAGAACTAATGGTTCAAGATGGATTAGATCATCCTTTTGAGGTTATGGAAGACGGACTTTGGGAAAAAGCAGATGGTAAAGAGACTTATTCAGCATACTTCAGAGAACTTGCAAGGTAACTCTAAAAGTATCTTTTCATAAATATCTCTATGGTATTATAACTGCCAAGAAGAACATTATATTTTAATAGGAGAAAAAAATGGCAATTCAGTTATCTCCAGGAGTATCAGTAGCCGAGATTGACTTAACAACAATCGTGCCTACAGTAGCTACCTCAATTGGCGCTTTCGCCGGTAATTTTATTTGGGGACCAGCTAACATTGTGGTTTCCGTGGATAGTGAAATCAATTTAATTAATCGTTTTGGTGAACCAACTAACAACACTTACGTAGACTTCTTTACTGCTGCTAGTTTCTTAGCATACGGTAATAATTTGCAAATGGTTCGTGTAGTTGACGCTAACACATTCAATTCAACAGCATCTGGTTATGCAAATACACAGATTCTAAACTCAACTGTTTATAACACACAGTACTTACACCGTGATAATTCAAACACTTATGGTGCATTTGCTGGTCGTTATCCAGGTGCTTTAGGTAATTCTATCGCTGTTTCAGTATTCGATTCTTCTAATACAGCAGCTTTCAATAACTGGAACATCACAGTTGGTACACAAACAATTAACTTGTATGGTTATTTCAACGGTGCTCCATCAACATCTTCATACGTTTCATCCGCTGGTGGTGCTAACGATGAGTTCCACATGGTTGTAATGGACGCTACTGGTTATATTACTGGTACAAAAGGAACAATTCTAGAAACTTATCCATACCTATCAAAAGCTTATGATGCTGTTGACGGTAACGGTGTTTCCACATATTACAAAAACGTTATCCTACAAAAATCACAATACGTTTATGCAATGGATCCAGTTGATTACTCAAATACTCACACTACATGGGGTCAAGTATCAAGTGGAACAACATTCGCTCGTATCTACACAACACTAGGAACAGGTTTCTTAAACTTCAATCCTTTGATTGGTGGTACAGATGCTACTCTAACAGATGCTGACTATATCAGCGGTTATAGTTTATTCAATAATTCTGATAGTGTTAACGTAGGTTTGGTAATTACTGGTGGTCAACCAGCAGTCGGTACAGACACAACAGTAGCACAATACATTATTGATAACGTTACTACAGGAGCAGGTTCTGTAACAGGTCGTGGCGGTGATGCCTTATTGTTCTTATCACCACCTTATTCTTCCGTTGTCAACAACGCAGGTTCAGAGGTTACTTCCATTCAATCATGGTTAACAAGCTTAGCTCGTTCATCATCATATGTGGTTGCTGACTCAGGTTGGAAATATATGTACGATAAGTACAACAACACTTACCGTTGGGTTCCATTGAACGGTGATATTGCCGGTCTATGTGTGTACACTAGCGAGATACGTGATGATTGGTATTCTCCAGCAGGTTTCAACCGTGGTCAAATCAAGAATGCAGT